TTGCTGTAGGGTCAATCGAATACTTTCAGTTAAAGTGAAAGATTTTCCTAGTTCTACCGACTCTACATATCTGTTTAATAATTCATTGCCTAATTTAATCCAATCCTGCCAATTGTCTTTACTCAGCTGTGGTACATCAGTTCCATTCCATTTAACTTTAACTTGACCTCCGCCGCTAAAAAAATCTTGTTTACCGTGATTTTTATAATCTGGAGATGATGATTTATCATCTTTTTCTGGTTCTTTTTCTGGTTCAATTTCTTTAAACTTATCGTTCCATTTCAAATTATATTTTTTTGCAATTTTTTGATCTAACCATCCAAGTTCATTTTGTTTACGTGCAGATGTTAAATCACCTTTTTTAAATTCTTTAAACGTTCCGTCTTTTTGCAATTCAGTACTAACAGTTGTACCATCCGGTGCCGTGAATGCACGTAATTTTAAAGTTTGAGCTAATCTGCCATAGAATCTATTTTTAATATAATCATCATTTACGACCTTAAAAAATCCTGCATGATCGTTAATTAACCACTCGAGTTTTTGCTCTAACTTTTGAGGAGTATAATCTCGTGAAATTCCTCTTGGAGCAACAGCATTATCAATGTCTTTATCTATTTCAGTCGTGTCACCAACTTTTTTAATAGAATATTCAGATATAGAATCTATTTTTTCTAACAAATCTCTCATTATTTTTCCTTAGCAATGCCTTTAGTTGGATCATATTCGTTTTCTTTTTTTGCAGTTTCTAATTCTTTTAATAGATCCATAACCCTATTTTGTCCAACTTGATCCTGTGCAGATTCTCCGCCAAGTTCTTCTTTGGTAAGCAGTGTTTCGTATTGTGTAGGTTCTTTTTCTTCTTGATACTTTTCTGTTTCGTCATTTTCGCCACGAACTCGCAAATGACTAGCAGGATAATCAGTATTAAGTGTTAGATAACTTTCTAAAACATGACTTGTAGTTGGATAACTTACTTCAGCATCAAAAGTTGTAACTTCGCAGTTGGTCAATTGAGGAAAGTCTAATGGTCTTTCGGTAATAGGAGTTGTCTTACCTTTGGAAAAGCTAACAACTTCGTACTTGTTAAGAGCGGTTTCGAGTCTATCTATAAACCCTTCTGGTAATTCTCCAGCAGCTCTAATTTTAAATTTATAAGTTTTTTTTGATTCGGTTAAAAATTCTTTAAGTGATTTCATTGCAATAATCCTAGTTTTATCTATTTATCCATATTTTTTAGTTTTTCTAGGAGACTGTTACGATCAGTAACAAGGTATCCCTCTCCTTGCACAATATTTTGCTCCGGACTAGCTTCTTTATCTAGCTTCTCTTTCTTCAATTGTAGCTCAACCATTTTTAATTTTTTATCTAATTTTGCAACTTTACTATCTAAGTTAGTCCTAAGCATATTACCAGCAACTTCAAATATCCTGCCGCTGTACCTTGCTTCTACATTCATACCTAGATCCATTAAGTCTTCGTATGCAGCCATTGATTTTTCACTGACTTCGTCAAGTTCTGTATCACCTAAATCACCTAAGCCTGTAACTTGCGGCAATGCAGCAGTAATTTTATCAAATTCTTGCAATTGTTCTAGCGCATGAACTGGAATTGAAGATTTTTTAGGAATTTTGTTTTTTTCGTTTTCTTGTTGGATTATTTCTTTTGATTCAGGCAGGTTTAATAATTCTTCTAATTTTTTAGTCATAGCAAAATCTCTAATAAATACTATTTATTTTACCTCCTTGCTCCATAATGAAAAATGTCATTTTCAGTAATAACTCTGAAGATTATTCCTTGTTTTTTACACCACATTTTGGCTGCTGCCCATTTAGCTTGATTGAGTGCATAGTGTGCTTGATTGTTCCTGCTACGTCCAATTTTTTCTTGTAGCGTTTGATTTGCAGGTTTTACTTCTATAAGTTCTGTTCTAACTTTTCCTGTTTTATCACTGAATTGGATTAAAAAGTCTGGTACATAGACTGTTCTTTTACCAGTTAGAGGATTGATATAGGGAATTTTAATACCTTCTGATACCCATTGTGTTATGCTAGGGTGTTCGTCACAAAATCGCATCATAGTAAACTCCCAGCTACTCCTATACAAAGGTGTACTACTGCCTATATATTTTTCTGGATTTTTACAGCGGAATCTACCTTGTGCAAAACGTGCCATTAATAAACAGTGGTGCCTCCTTGACTTACAATATGCGAATTGTTTGTCCAAGTCCAGTTATTGCCGTTAGAATCTCCAACAATGGTATAACTGGCATTTGCTGTAACAGTTTGCGCTGTAGCAGGAGCAAGTCTTGTTGTGGAGTTATAAATTCCAACAAAAGTTGTATTGTTAAATCCGTCTACGACACTACCTGTGCCTCTTGTGAGTCTATTACCTAACAATATTTCAAACGTTGTACCATTACTTGCGGTATAATCTGGGTTAAAAACAGTAAATTCATAATTAACTGTAGCAAATTCGGTAGGCGTGCTTTCTTGGTACGTCCAGTTTCCTTCAACACGAACACGGACAAATCTGCTACCTGGATCTGTAAATGAAGCAAGTCTATGATAATTAGTATCGTAGGCTCCAATAAAAATTTTATTTGCTGCCGGACTGTTATCAGCAAAATTAAAAACAGATGCAGTTGACCCAAATAGAATATATTGGTTAGGATGTATGAAAAAATTGGTGTATGCTGTTCCATTTACATAAAAGGTAAATGGACATTGTATAGTGTATCCCTGTTCATCTGATTCTGAATTTCTAATTTCTACCCAATCTCTTGGTAGCCAATCAGACGATCCTTCGCCTAACGTAAGTTCTCTATCTCCTGCTGTTACTTGTGTTACTAAACTTGTTGTGCTAGAAGAAAGAGTCTTAACTGCGCTTGACGCTACTGTAGGTCCGTCAGCCCAATCTGTTCTTACCTGCAACACAAATTGCTTGGTAAAAATTTCTGATAAATAATCTTCTGTATGCTCAACAATTATTGTTGCTGTATTAGAAATTACTTCTACTACTCCTTTAACTGGATCTGTATCTGTGTTTTCTGTTGTACCTGTTAATTCCGCTTCATAATACAACAATGTCTTATCTTTTACATTCGTTGTTGTTACAGTAAATGTAAAAGAATTACCTTCTGCTGCAGTTGATGTTGGAGACGAAACTGAATATGTAGGAGCAGGTAATACAGTAATTTCGCATTGCATAGAATTATGATTAGTGCAAAAAGCATAGTATGTGCCTGCGGCTTGTGGAAAGAATGTGTATGATGCCTGAGAATTATTAATTACATCAGCATGTTCATTACCTCCAACTGTGCTGCTAATTCGAATAGGATGAGCGCCTGACACTGCACCACTGCCCCACAGATTTGCAAAACTGATTGCATCTCCTAATCCTATTGTTACTCCGGTTACACTTGTGTCTCTATTAGTAAAACTACCATTAAAATCTTCGCCTGTAATCTTAAAATGATCAGGTCCCATATTTGCATATCCTATGAATATAGGATACCACTCTTTAATATGCTTTGGATTAAATTTTTTAATTTTCTTCCTAGGATAAACAACTCCTGTACTTGGTCTATAAGCGTGTGTTTTGTCGCTTACATTTCCGCTAATTTGTCTAATAAGTTTATTAAAGGCTACTTTATCTGTACTATCTGCAAGATACCATGCATCTGATAAATCTTGAGAAATTAGGAAGTTGTCCATTTCTCCAGTAGTTGCTGTTCCTTTTATATATTCTTTGGCAAGTTCATTAGTCATGTTTGGATATAATTCTGCTAAACATGCAATCATTCCTGCAATTTGCGGACTTGCCATACTAGTTCCGCCATACATGTCTAAATAAAAGTTTGAATTTCTTGGATCTTGTATTACGCCTGTAGAACCACTATCTCCAATAGCATGTATCGAGGACATAATATTATCTCCTGGTGCCCATAAGTCTAAACCTGGTCCTCTAGCCGAATCGGATCTTTTTAATTGTACGTAAAATGCAATAAGATTCCCTGCAGAAATAGCACCACCTAGAGCTTTATAGTCACCTCTACTATAATACCAATTTATCGGTAATCCGCCGTTTGTAATTACAGAGCTTGTAAAATAATTGTTCCAGTTAATATCATTTTCTGCTGCATAATAATCGAGAGCATTTCCTGCAGCAATAACATATATGACTCCTGAAGCAAGCATATCTTGTATTTCAATTATACTAGGATCTGACAAATCTGGTCTATACGGCGAGTAAACAAAATTTTCATTAAAGTCGCCCCAATTCCATAGTTGTAATTGGGCATCGCTATCTTGACTAGGATCAGTAGAAACAATAGCTCCTTGATAATTAATTGTGGTTGTATTATCTCTAAATGCTGCATAATATGTACCAAAACTTCCATTTGCAACAGTAGGATTTTTAACACCAGTTTTTGGATTTATAGGTTTGAGTTCATGAAAAGATTTTACATAATTTTCGTAATAGACCCTATAATCTGAATTGTTAGGATTAGCTACGGTTCCTGCACCGCCTGAGCCATAAGGAGATATATTGTAAATATTAGCATCTCTTGCCCAGCCTTGTGTATTTCCTGCAACAGTGCCTGCAACATGCATTCCGTGATTAGCTCCGTACTCAGTAAATCCGCCAAGTCCATCGCCATAAATATAGGTTCCATTTGTTGTTGGCAAATCTAAAGTAGTTCCATCGATATAATTAGTAAATACATCCCAATCTAAATGTTTTACTCTCGATTCTCCAATGCCTAAAGGATGTTTTGCAAATTCAGGATGTAAAAGATTTAAATGTCCGTCAATAATAACTACATCTACATTCTTTCCTGACATTGTATTTGTAATTTTACCAGATACGGTATCATATCCATTGTAACCCCAAAATTCTTCTCTTTGAGTACCATCTATACATCTTTTTAAACCCCAATTCTTTTCTTCGCCAGTTAATTGCGTAGAATTTTTTTTCCAATATTGAGAAAACTGAGTATATCCGTTAGGTTTAGGTTCGTGGAGTAAAATGTCAGATTCTTTTACAATGTTTGTAATTCGTTCATCTTGTTTTAGATTTTCTGCCTCTTCAGCAGTCAATATATAAACTGTATTTCTTGAATTTCTTAATCTTTTTTTACATTCAACTGCTCGGTCAGGAATTATTCCATTTCCGCCAGCTGTTTCCATGTCAATATATAAAGTTTCTAAGACTTCAGATGAAGTACACGTTACAATGTATTTTTCCATATATTAATCTTCTATTGGTAGAACCGTTAAGGTTACAGTAATAGCCGCACTTGATCCAGATTTGTTCCATACTTTTAAATATATATCTGAAGTTTTTGGAGATGCATTATTCCATCCAATTGTAGCAGGTGTAAAAATTACAGTATCTGCTCCTGTTGTAATTACTTCTGCAATTACGCCTGATCCCGGCAAAGGATCTTCCGTTTCGTTTCTTGTTCCGTCTGCTGTTCTTGAAATAGTATCTGAATATACAATTACCCATGCGGCATGCGATACTTCGATTTTAAACAAGTAATAACTTCCGTATCCTGTTATTGTACCAAAAGCATAGTTACCATTATTTATTGTAGCAGAAGTTGTGGTTAGCTCACGTCTTTCATTATAATTTGCTAACCTTTTATATTCAGCTGTGTCACAGAAAAAAAGATTGCCATCAAATTCACTGTAAGCTATGATACCTCGAGTATCAGCTGTCATTGTAGGAAAAGCGGCCTGACTATTGTAATAAAAAGGAATTATATGCCCTTCAACTTTTGGAGCCAATATTTGTCCTATATCTGATATTTGAACGAGAGAATTTTGTAAAGTATCTCCGTTGGTACCGTCAAATCTAACCAAAGCATTATCAGTAGAACTTGCTGCCTTTGTTACATCGCCTGATGCTGTAGATGATATTACACCATTTCCGTCTATTGTAATTGTAGAGCCATCTATTTTTACACCACCTAAGACTGTTGTAGTTGCGGGTGGTAAAACATAACTAGAACCGCCCGATGCTGTTGCACGCCAAGTCGTTCCATCCCAAGTCCATGTTACATCTCCTACAGTGTGTGTAGTAGCAGGTGGTCCAATTGTTGGTGAATCTGGAAAATTAATTGCCATTTTTTCTATCCTATTTTCTTAATATCTAAATATCCATAATCTGGAAACATATTTGCATTAACAGGAGACGTTGTACTACCCATTTGTAAATATAATATATTATTTGTTTGTGTTGCATTTTCGAATACGTATAGTCCGCTTATCTTAATCATCATATTATTATCAACAAGCGTAGACGTATCAGGTACTAACAATTGTTCATCGTAACTTCCTGCCCAATTTGTACCTGATTCTGCATAAAGATAAAAATCATATTTTTGTAAATTTCCGGTTGTATTATAGATTTTAAACTGAATAGACGCATGTACTTCATAGACACCTGCAGGAAATTCAAATTCGCCATTAGCGTTAACTGTAACACCAGAAAGTGTTGGGTCATAAATTGCGCTTGATGGAGTAATACCAGATGTTCCATTATTTGATGATGTAGTCTCAGTCCATGATCCAAAATTCTTTCCTACATTTTCACTATTAGCTACTGTTGTAGGAGTCACACCACCTCTATCAAAATAAAATCGTGTCCATGGTATTGACAATCCACTTGGTGCTACCCATGCATAGTCACCGCTTGACCAACTTAATACATAGCCATCAGTAGGTCCGGATTGATTTAGATGGTTATCTACATCAGAATTTGTATATGATGTTCCTGCACCCCCGCCTTGCGGGACTGCATCTACCCATTGCAAACTTGTACCGTCATTGTAATAAATTTTTAGCACGCCGTCGCTTGAATCCCACCACATGTCGCCATTGACAGCGTTAGTGGGACTAGTATCGGCAATACTAACATTTGTACCACCGCTTACTGCTTGGGGCACAAATTTATCAGTTTGCCATACAAGAGTAAATCCGTCTGTAACTCCTGATAAACTAACATCTGAATGATTGGCAATACTTCCTAACGATGTTAAATATCCAGCAAGAGAATGATCTCCCCAACTGTATGCATCGTTCCAATTGGTTATATTAGAAGCAACAATATTAGCAGTAGGATGACTACTGCCTAAGTATCCAACAGAAGAATGATCTCCCCAACTGTATGCATCGTTCCAATTGCTAATCATAGTATTATCAATTGTAGCAGCAGGACTTGTTCCAAACACCGGATCTGTTTCGCTTCCGCTTGATTGCGATGGTACCCAAGCAGTGCCATTCCATTGCAATGTATTACCAATATTTGGTGAATTGCTCAAGTCTACATCGCTTAAATTTCCTATGCTTTCGGTATTAATTGATGTTAAATATCCTACAGAAGAATGATCTCCCCAATTATAAGCAGTGCTCCAATTATTAATATTTTGAGTAGTTATGTCATATGCAGCACTTGCTACAAAAACTGGATCAGTTTCGGTATAAAAAGTTAAATACCCTTGAGCTGCATGGTTTCCCCATGTATATGCTTGGTCCCAATTTGTTTTATTTGCTTCTAACGATATAACTCTTGTGTCTAGATCAGAAAAGTTTCCATCTAATTCTGCATATGTAAGAGTATCGCCTTTTGAAAGTCTTAATACTATTGCCATTATTCTACATATCCTATTTGTACATAGCCCGGTTCAATATAGTTAACATCCTGCACTGGATCTTCGGCTACGTCTTCTATTATATTTATTGTAGTTACAACAGGATCTTTTAAATTTCGTAATTCACGCAAGTTATTTTGACTTTTAGTTTTGTAACCTAATTGAGATGTTTTATCTCTACTAAGATTAATAATTTTTGTAATTACAGAACTTAGCTGTTTTTTTTGCAAACCTTGTAGACTATCAATCAAGGAAAAAACTTTAATACCTTCTGCTCGTGCCTGTGTTATTAAAACTTGCGTTATTACTCTTGCAGCAGTTGTATCAAACTCTCTTTTTTCAAAAAACCCAAGAACAGCATCATATTCACTAGCTGCTATTTCTACAGGTTTATTAAAATATTGATCAAAATATCTAATAACTTTTGTTTCTGAATTTTTTCTAATCTTACTTGGCAAATCTGTCATAAATCTCCTTAATCAAAACTTGTGTTAGGAAGTCCACTTACTACATTGTCATAAACACTATCTGATCCTGATGTGATAATGTTAGTAATGTCTTCGGTAATACCTTCCTGTGTAAGATTTTGAATATTGTTTAATAAATTTACACCTGCAATAGCTGCAGCAATTGGATTGCTAAATCCTTTGCCAGTTCTTCCATAATCAAATAAATCGGCTGCACCTGACAAAACTGCACCTAATGACACAGACCCTCCACCAACTAAAGTAATAGGACTAGGAGTTACATCATAATGAGGAAGATCTCCAAATCCTTTTGGATCTCCATCTGGTCCTGCTTCAGTACCACCTCTATCAATCCAAACTGTTTCATATGCAACAGTCATAGTATTCTCATTTGTGCTACTTCCGTCAGCAGAATTTACATCTCCATGTTTCCATTCTGTTATAATTGGATTTACAAGTGTGTATGTAGTGTACGTATGTCTAGTCATTTGACTTATTTGTATATCTTTAAAGAATGGATCGGTAATTTGATTGTGCAAACCAAATGTATATCGATTTCTTTCTGAGCCTAAATAAGTGCTATCTCTTGCAGGCCAACTTTTATCATATGCACGTCTTAGTTCATCAGTGCCATAATTTGCATCCGCAAAATAATATCTGTAATAAGCTTCAAATAATCCAGTAGCTATTCCTAGATTGTCATCGTGCAAAGATATATTAACTGGATTGTATTGAATTCCAGTTTGAATATTTGCTGTTCTATTATATTTCTTTTTTGTTTCAATGTTTGCAGAAAAACTAGGCAAATCGGCGGATTTTACAATTATACCAGCTTCTAGACCATGTTTTTTTTCATTCCAGGTAGGCAAAGTTTTTTGTATTGCTGGACTAAATGTAAAAGCAACATGATATAGGAATTTTACTTTTGGAGCTAATCGAAAACTATTTTTAACAAACGTTCGACTTGCGTGTCGCCAATCAGCTAAATTTCCTTTTGGATTGAGGATGCCACTTACAAGATTGTCAAAAAAACCGTCGAATATTCCCATAATAATTCTTTTAAAATGCAGGGATAGTTCTACTATCCCTTTGTTAAATAATTAGATTCCACCGCCGGTTGCTAGAGTGCTTACATTTCTAGCAATAGCTGTTCCAATACCTACACCTTGTGGTGTTTGAATTGCATTGTCGTATCTAATGTTTAAAGTAATTGTTACAGGTGCAGATTCAGCATAATTTAAACTGTTGTAATTAGCACTTTCTAAATAGCATCCATAAAGTTCAAAAGTTTCTAAAACAGTTGGTACATTTGCTGCATTTCCGCCGTCTAATATTTCTATTACAGTTGTAAATTTATAATCTAATCCAGAAGCTGCACTAGATTGCTCATAAAAGTCAAATTGTTTTTGTAACTGCTCACCTACTAGAATTTGTACTTCGTTATTGACATCTTCACGTAAGTTAATTGTAATTGGTTCCCAAGTATGCTTTCCTGCTAAATAAACCCTAGAGTTATAAACATCTAGTGTTATTTGATCAAATGATAAATTTGGTTTGCTGCAATCTACAACTTGTTTTGTCAATTCAGTAGTAGGTGTTTTTACACCAAAATTATTAAACGATACTCTAAATCGATATTGTAATTTTGGCATTAATAGCCCTTGCGATGATGCTGAATCACCGGATGCTAAGGGCACTGTCATTTTAGATAATGTTGCTATAGCCATTTAATTTGCTCCTAATATATTTATCCTAAATTAAAGCCCGGATATTTCGCCGGTATTCTTAATTCTTAATGGTATGTAGATAAATTCAATTGCTTTCACTGGCTCAATAGCAATATCTACATATAATTCATTCCTGTCTATTCTAGAAGGTGTATTATTAGATTCGTCACACACCACTAAAAAGTCATACAATGCTCTTAGTCCAACAAGTTCAAGCAATAACGTTTCAGTTTGTTGCTTGATTTCATCTCTTGTAATTTTGTCATTTGGTTCAAAAAGATAAGGTTTAGCTAAAACTTTCAATTGACTTCTTAAATAAATTATAAGTCTTGCAACATTTATTCTATCCAAAGAACTAGCAGTTAATTGTCTTGTTTTTTGCCCAAAACATACAAGTCCAGCACCAGTTATAAAAGTAATTGGGTTTACATTATTTGAATATAGTGTATCTCGCATACCTTCATTCATTGCCAAAGTTTTAAATTCGCCTTCAGCTGTAACAGTTCCACTTGATGTTGCATTAGTTATGTTACCTCTTCTTGTTCCTGCAGGTGCAAACCAAGGATAAGAAACTTGATCGCTTAAAGCAATAGTTCTTAACATCATATGACTAGCCGGAACAACAATATTATTACCAAAATTATCACTTGTAAAACCGCTTGGATAATAAACTGCAATGTATGGATCTGCTGAAGTTAAACCAACAATATTGTCTTCTGTTGCTCCATTGACATTAGTTGCCCATTCATTAAGCACAGTAGCATTTGGTTGTAATTTAAACGGTGAATCGCCTACAATAAATGCTGATAGGTTTCTATCATAATTTAATGAATTCATTTCTCCAATTAGCTCTGGATATCCCGGACAAGCCATTAAATTAAATAATCTCGATTCGTCATCTCTAATTTCATCATTGCTGTTAACAACAGCTTGCAATTGTTGAACAACAACTTTTCTTTGTGCAATGCTTCCAAACGATCCGCTACCATCAACTTGATTTCCTGATTCAGTTACCCATCTATCAGGAAAATATGTAGTCTCTGGAGTCAACCCAGTCATTGATTCGTTATTATATCTTACATTCTTACCGGCTAAATCATAATAGTTTTTCTTGTATCTTTTAACATTGAAACCACTTCGTCTTAGATTAAATAATAACATTCCTTTAGGATATAATGCTGGATCAGGACTATCTGGATCAACATAATCGCTAGCCAGCAAATCTACAATATCTCCTGGTTTATCGCTATTCACACCTGATGTATTATATCTTGCATCAGCAAATAAAACACCATCTTCTGTTGTTTGATCTGACGTATCTAAAATAAACCATCTATTTGCTTTTGGTAAGTCTGTCCTATCATTATTATATCTAAAAATTTGAGGATATAATTCTATATTCGAAGTATCTATCCATAGATCTCCAGTAACTAGAGCAGTGTTATCGCTTTGAGTTTTTGGCATTGACGCACTTACTATTGGTCCATTAGGATCAGTTTGGTCTGCTTCAATTGCAGTATAATATGGGCTAGCGGTACCTGACATACCTGATGCACCATCGTATTGATATCCTACAAATTCACTACCGTTGTGGACAAGAATGTCAACTTCGTCAATAATAGAACTGTACCATAAAGAATTATCAGCAGTGTCTGCTACAACTTCAGTATCGCTTGCTGTGTAACTTAAAACTTTCCATAAAGTTCCCTGTAATTGCCACGGACTTGTATTAGTATCAGTACCAGGCCAATAATACAGGTTTTCTACTCCTGTTGTTTCATCTTGGTATGGAACAAAACCAGCAGACGCTAATACACCGTCTGTATCTACAAATTTCATTTCTCCGCCTAAAGAATGCGATATCGTTACTTTATTTTGAGCACTTACATTTGCACTTAAATTCTTAACGCCGGCTCCGTTTATTGCATCTGCTAAAGCAGTTGCATCGGTTGTTGTTCCAGTAAAATCTACTGAGATTGTTACTGCTGCCAACAAATCTAATTCTCCTGCATCGGATACTTGTACGGTGAATGTTTGGGCATTGCCACTCATTTGAGTACTTATTCTTGATCCAGTAATCTGGGTAGGCGCTATATCGTTTCTTCTATAAAATTTGATTGTTGCTACCGGTCGGCTAGCATTTCCAATGTTTGTTTGAGCATAAATTTCTCCTGTAAGTAACGTGCTGCCTCCTCCACTTCTATCTAATGTGTAAAGGGCTTCTTGATTGCTTCCATACACTGAAATATCTTGTTGCTCCCATAACTTTGTGTTATCGTTCCATTTTTGAACTGAAAATGCCATACCTTTATTTGGACTAGTTGTTTTTAACCATATAGATCCAGTTGGTCGAGGCTGATCTGCTGTACTTTTATATTCTGGTACAATAGTATGAGGATTTATTTCTAAAGCAGGAACATAATATGTTGCTTGTCCGGTACCTATATCAAAAGCAATACCAAGCTCAGACAATGGGTTAATATTAGCACTTGGATTATTTGTTAAAACAATTGTCTCAACTTCGCCACCTACTCCATCTGTGCCATCGCTATAAATTTCAAGTCTGCCGTCAACAACTGCAGCTGATATATTTCCGTTTGGATGATTTGTAATAATTGTATTTTTCACATCTTCTACAGTGTTTCCTGGACTTACAACGATAGTAACTCCATTAATATCAAAATCTGCAGCAACTGCACCAACATCATTTGAGAAAACAGTGTTAACTGCTGTTCCTCTTACACTTGCCCAACTTTTTCGCCATGCATCGCTTCCAACAAGAACCCATTCAGTTGTTGCTCTGTAGAAAATTTTATTTAAAGTTGTTGTAGCGATTACAGCATATGAACCTTCTAAACCAACAGATTTTTTTGGAATATCTCCTGCAAATCCGTTAACAGCTACTGAGCCACCGTTTACAACAAGATCGGTAGTTTCGGTTATCACAATTGGTGTTCTTACTGTGAAATTTTGCCCCCCATCTAAGATAGATGCTCCGTTCCATTCTTGAATACCCCATAACGAAGTACTTGTGTCTAACCAATAAGTTCCATCTGCTGGATCAGCTCCAGGAGCAGTAGGCGACCCTTCTAAAGCAGCTAAATCTACATCTGCTCTTACGATGTAAGCTCTATTTGCAATTCCTAAATAAGAATACGCAGCTTGCAGTCCGTATTCATTAAGTTCTCCTCCATGAATTGGATTGTTGTTGTTATCTGTTTTAAAGATTGGATCGCCAAAGGTATCTACTAAATCTCTTTGTGATGTTATAAGATACGGTACACCAGCATTTACTGCTAATGTTCCAGGAGCTGTACCTGTGCCGGCTCCGTTGGGTTTGTTTGAAGCTGTTGCTACAAAAATACAAGGTAAGGTGCCTGGTTCGGCTGGAGTATAAAAACTCTCGTCAACTACTTTAACCTCTACACCTGGTGATACTAGTGCCATGTTACATTCTCCTATAAGGCTTAAATATTCTAAAAGTATTTATAAAAAAAATAGTAATTTTCTTTTCTTAGATACCGTCAAAAAGGTGCAGTAAAGGTGAGATAAATATAAAATGAGACCTTTGTGTATCTGTGGATTTAGACCAGCTGCAATTAATTATAAAAAAAATAATAAAATTTATTATAGAAAAAAATGTGATATTTGTCTAAAAACACCAACTGTTTGTATTGGTATTCCAAAATGGAAACAATCAGGTTATATTAAGAAAACTTTTTGTGAAAAATGTAATTATAAAAGTAATTATCCTGAACAATTTAATGTATACCACATTGATGGAAATTTAAATAATTGCAGAATTAACAATTTAAAAACAATTTGTGCTAATTGTCAACGTATTTTGTATAAAGAGGGAGTAAAATGGAAACAGGGAGATTTGCTTCCAGATTTCTAGCCTATAATAAATCCATATCCTGTACCGCCTGCAACTGCTGTAGAAATTTCTTGTTCTAATTTTTCCATTTCTGCTTGTGCTTCGGCTTTTAATGCATCACCATTCAGTTGTCCACCGCCTTGTGGTCCGGCTATTGTAGCAAATTTAGATCGTGCTTCGCCAAGCATCATTTTACACATTGCTAAAGCATAGTCTTTTATCCAAACATTACCCATATAATCACTTAATAATTGATCGTCTGGTCTGTAGTTATAACACTCTAGTAATAACGTTTCTTCTGCTCTAGGTCGTTGTAGTATTGTTAAGACATGACGTGTCCTATTCCAATTGAATTCTATAAAAGATCCAAACATCCTTCCTACAAGTTCTTGGAATTGACTAAAAAAATCATAGGTTGCTAACCCGCCTAAATTAGAACTTGCAAGTAAATAGGTATTTGTATATGCTAAGTTAAATGGTTCGAAAATACTACCACCGTCACCACCACCTGTTCGAGAGCCAATACTACGTCTAAAAATACGCCTTACTTCTAAAATTTCTTTTGGTAAGGTGTAGGTATTTTGATCTACAATTGTTGGCATAAAAAAATAACTTTCTTCTGTACTATTTTCATTACGTTGCCTATATCGTGATAAAGCTTTATCTAAAGCAGTTTCATAGTGTACAGGATCCAGTTCTACATCTACCATTCCTCCACCTAGCATGTTGTGAATGTAATCGTAAACTTCTTGTCTTAATGTAGCTAATTCAGTCATATTTTTATGTCTCCTATAGTATTTATCGACTCGATAAATACTATATGCCTAGAATATCTTTATATAAACCCAGTAAAGGGAATGATTACAATTTTATAGATGCACGAATATTTGAAATGTTTACTGTTGGAGGAACAGATGTAAATATCCACAAATATTTAGGACCAAAAAATCCAACTGAGGAAGATGCAACTGCAGACATTCCTCACTATGATGCTATAACTGAAACAAACATACAAGATTTGCTATTTTTAGAAAATAGAGATAGGAAATACGATCCGGATGTCTATACAATTAGAGGAATTTATAGCGTTCAAGATATTGATTTTAATTTAAGTCAGTTTGGATTATTTTTGAATAACGACACTCTTTTTATGACTATTCATATTAATAGTTCGGTAAAAACAATAGGTCGCAAAATAATGAGCGGAGATGTTATTGAATTACCACACATGAAGGATGAATACGCTGCAAATGATTTTCATGTTGCACTCAAGAGTTATTATGTTGTTGAAGAAGTAAGTAGAGCAGCAGAAGGATACAGTCCAACATGGTACCCTCATTTGTATAGATTAAAATGCAAGCAGATAGTAGATAGTCAAGAATTTAAAGAAATTCTTGATCTACCAATGGACGAAGAAGTTCCTGCTGCAGGTAGTCTACGAGACTTATTATCAACATATGAAAAAGACATGCAAGTTAATAATGCAGTGATTGCACAAGCAGAAGCTGATGCAAAGAAAAGTGGTTACGAAACTGGACATTATTTTACATTGCAAACAAATGATGAAGGTAGAGTAGAGTTAGTTACAGCTGATTTAACAGAATTAGATGCAAGTGTGGCAAATGAATTAGCAGATAGAGTTATGCAAACTCCAGAAAGGACAGGATATACAGGTTACTTACTTGGTGATGGAATAGCCCCTAATGGCGAAATTTTTGGTCATGGTACTCTTTTTCCTGAAGGTAGTGTAAAAGGAGATTATTTTTTAAGGACAGATATGATTCCAAATAGATTATTTAGATATGACGGAAGACGCTGGATTAAGATGGAAGATAATGTTCGTATGACAATGACTCAAACTAATGATAGAAGTACGCAAAAAGGTACGTTTATTAACAATACAAATATTACAACAGTCGCTGGTGAGACTGTGCCTGAAAGACAGAGTGTAAGTAAAGCTCTTAAGGCTAAAACCGATAATGTGTAAGGTGAATAATGCAACATTTTTATGATGGTCAAATCAGAAGATACATAACTCAAATTGTCAGGATGTTGAGTAATTTTAGTCATAAAGATATTGAAGGAAATATTAAAACTATTCCTGTTGTGTATGGAGATTTAGCTCGGCAAGTTGGATCTATACTGAAAGATAATTCAGAATTAAAATTAATAGGAGCACCAAAGATTTCAGTATACATAACTGGTTTAGAATTAGATAGGTCTAGATTATCTGATAGTAGTTTTGTAAGTAAGGTTAATATTAGAGAGCGGGCATATGATGCGAACAACGAAGAATATCTAAACATGCAAGGTAAAAATTATACAGTTGAAAGATTAATGCCAACTCCATATAATTTATCAGTTAATGCAGATATTTGGTCAACAAATACAGATCAAAAATTACAAATCTTAGAACAAATTCTTATGTTGTTTAATCCAAGTTTAGAGATACAAACTACTGATAATTTTGTAGACTGGACTAGTTTAAGTGTAGTAAATTTAGAAAATATAACTTTTAGTAGTAGAAGTATAGGAACAAGTACAGAAAGTGAAATAGATATTGCAACTTTAGGTTTTAGTACGCCTATATACATTTCAGCTCCTGCTAAAGTTAAAAAACTTGGTATTATACATACAATCATAACAAGTATTTTTAATGAGTCTTATGGCAATGTGGATCTACAACAAACTATGCCAGAATTATTAGCATATGCCGACAGTAGATACAAATCCGATGCAAAACACTTCCCTGCAACTAATAATGATGGAACATCGCAAAATGAATTTGGCGATTTAATTGCAAGTCGACCCGATACCGATGCTGTTATTGCAACCACTTATAAAGATTATGATTTACTAGTAATTAATAATACATTGAAATTAATACCAAATACTGCTTCGGCTAAACTAGTTACATGGAGAGAATACTTAGACGCATATCCAGACGTATTTAATCCTGGTCTTTCAGAAATACATTTATATAGAAATGATTTAGATAGTGATATTGTTGGAAATTTATCTTTTAACCCATTAGATGATTTTATAATGAGTGTTAATTGGGATATTGATACACTGCCAAGTGATACAATTTTTATTGGTCCAACTGGTAGTAAAACAAAAATAGATTATATTATTGATCCGTTAAAAACAAATCCTAGTAATTTAAAATCAACTGGTTTGCGACTTTTATTATTAAATGAAAATATAGGTTCTTTAAATAATTCAGATGGTGCAGATGCATGGAAAAATAACAATGGTAGTGATTTTACAGCAGAAGCCAATGATATTATTGAGTGGGATGGTAATAATTGGACAATTGTTTTTGACGCAAGCACTAATGGAACTGATATTGTTTACACAACAAATCTAAACACAGGCATACAATATAAATTTATTAACGGAGAGTGGATTTTAAGTTTTGAAGGAGAATATCCACATGGAGCATGGCGTATAAATTTTTAAGATAACTATTTACATGAAAGAAATAGTTTGCAGTGGCGCTTTATTTTATTCTTTAGATTACAAAAGATTCTTATTTTTACACAGAGCAAAAGGTAAGTATTCTAATTTTTGGGGATTAGTTGGTGGAACAAATGAAAAATTTGAAACACCAACTAATGGGCTTTTTAGAGAAGTTCAAGAAGAAGTAGGTGAAATTAATATAAAAAAAATTATACCTTTAGAAACTTTTGTTAGTAAAGATGACCATTTTTTATTCCACACTTATCTTTGTTTAGTAGAAAAAGAATTTTCTCCTATATTAAATTGTGAACACAATGGGTATGCTTGGGTATCATTAGGAAAATGGCCAAGGCCCTTACATCATGGACTAAAAAATACATTAAACAATAAAATTAATCAAATAAAAATTGAAACAATTCTCAAATACATAAATGAGTTAGAATAAAGGTAATATGTCAAATGAAAATGTAAAAGAAACTGATTATGGATATTTTTTGCATTGGGCAAATTTTGATAATTATTCAGCAAAGATTCATGTTTTTTCAAGACAAAAAGCAAAAACTAAATTAATTTTCCATAAAGATACTGATAAAAGTTTTTTTATTAATTCAGGAAATTTTTTATTGCAAATAATTGATACTACATCCGGTGAACTAAAATCCCAAGAACTACAAGACGGAAACACATTTACAATACCTAAATTAGTTCCATATCAAATTACTTGTTTAAAAGAAAGTGGAAGTTTAGCAGAAGTTTCTGCAGGAGAAACTGAAAAAGATAATTTTATAATTACAAATTAATATGAACATATATTGGGGCGATAACGATTCTTTCAGCAAGAATAATAAATGTGTAATAGGATTAGAAAGAGATGGTGTAATAAATGAATGTAACGGTTGGATCCGCGATCCCAAAGATTTTAAAAGTATACCAAAAAGTTTAGAGGCTATAACAAAATTAAAGCAAAAAGGGTTTTCTGTTGTAATCCTTTCAAATCAAGGAGGTATCGAGAAAGGACTTTTGACTATCGACGATGTAGAAGCAGTTAATAGTTATATGCTTTCATTATTAGGACAATATGGTTGTCCATCCATTGATGCATTATATTACAGTGCAAGTGATAAAAAAAATGATTATTATGCCAAACCAAATATTGGAATGTTTAAAAGATGCGAAACAGAGCATCCTTATATCTCTTTTAAAAATAGCTTTTATGTTGGTACAAAGCTAGAAGATATAAAAGCTGCCTTAAAGATTGGATCGCGTCCGATAATAATAAAAAATGCACAAGGGCAAAAAACTATTAATAATTTAAAGAGAGGGTTAAACAAAAATTTATTGCAAAAAATCTATACCTTTGATAGCTTATATGATTTTGTTAATGCTTTAAATTAGACTATAATACTTGACCCTTTTCCGTCTCTTTTTTTACGCTCTTCTTCGGTTTTCCTCTTAACTTCTTCTGGAAAATATTCTTCTTTTTTAATCGGACCGTTAGGTCCAAAATATTCACTTGTTGTTTGCTTTACACTCATACTTTTTTTACCTGCTGTTCTAATTACAGAAGCCGATACTAATTTTTTAAACCCTTTGCTTTCTAAACATTCTGGACATTTATCGGGTTCTTCGTTAATATTTTCTAATGATAAAAAATTATTAGTGCAATTATTGCATTCAAAATTGTAAATTGGCATAATTTTAAGCTTGTGCTTCTCCCCATCTTAAGGTAATGTTACTATTTACTGCAGAACCAGTTACTTTATAAACATTTATGGCTAAAATATCTGGTCCGTTTGGATAGATACCTCTACCACCTAATGGCGTATTCGTAAGTTCTTTTAATTCTTGAAGACCAAGGACTGATCTTTCTCCAGGATTTGCAATAAAAGAAAAAACCGTTTCTCCAGGCTCGGCATAAGATGCAGAGCCAAATTCAAATGTTACTGTATTGCCTGGCGATATGTTGTTAACTGAAGTATTGTTAAATGAAACTTCGTAAAATTCAGTCTGTCCGTGCCGTAAAAATTGTACATTTGAAACGGCTGTTCCTGCTGGCCAATTACTATCTGTTGGTGATATAGGAGTACCAATTGAAGCACCAGACGCTTCCCATGAACTTTTAGTAAATAACAATTTACTTACTTTACCACTCGGTGCAGCATATATAAATTTAAAATCAGTATTTGTGTTTGTATTACCTTGAGACTGTTGATTTCCTAAAGTAGAATTATAATAAATGTCAACTTCTCCAAAATTTGGAAATTGGATGATATTTGTTACAAAAAATGTCTCTCCTGAATCTGTAAAAACATCGGGATTTGTAGAATACATAATTGATCCGACTAATATAGGATTATTATTGAATTCTGATAACAATAACGGAAGTGGACTATATCTATCTCTTTGAATACCGTTGAATACAAAACCTGTATCTATGCTTGATTCTACAGTTGCTGTAGCTGTTACAGGTGTACCTGCTCCCCAATCAATAGCTCCTCCAGCGGCAACTTGTGCAAAACTTGGTTGTCCTCCTTGTGCTTGATTTGATAAACCAGACCAAGTAATAGCAGAAGGATTAGTTGGATAATTTTGCGGGTTCAATATTCCATCAATAACAATACCACCTGAACCAGTATCGCTTGTTATTTCAATTCCTTGTAATAAGAGTTGTGCTCTATTTAAAAGTTCTCTTTCTCCTAAGTCACCAACTAGCGCATTAGAAACACTTGGCGCAAGTCTAATTAAAAATGCTGTTTGAGCACTAGTTGAAATTGATAATTGAGAAACAGTATATGAAAAAATGTATCCACGATCTTCATCAAAGCCACCGTCTGTTAAAAATGCACTCCCCCAATGACTGATAAGAGGCGTTATTGTCGTTGATATTAAAATTATTCCCGTGTCTGCTTGATGACTTGCTGCAGGTCCTGCTGTATAGTTTCTTATTGCACCTGCTTGAAAATTAGTTAAGGAAGATCCTCTAATTAATCCAGTTAATTGATTATTTTCTATATCATTACCAGTAAATTGTATAACTTCATTGTCTATATATATCACTCCGTTATTAGGAAAAAAGCTACTATCATACAAGGTACATGTTGTTTGGGCAAGATCCATACTATTTTTAAGTTTTCCAGATGGTCCTTCATTTGACACTTCGTATCTAACTGGTAAATTTCCAGAACGCATAAAAGCTTCAGTGTTAACATTAGAATTTCGCATTCTGTGGGCAAATACAAAATTACCATCTGTTCCTCGTAACATATAATCAATAAATCCAGCTCCGTACCAACTGTATTGTATTCCAATCATTTGCATTTTTGCAATATCAATATCATATCCGCTAGGTCCTGTTCCATCTAATTTATCATGATTAAAGTCAGATTGTTTTACTCTTTTTTCAACTATCAAATTTGCTTTTGCACCACTGATATTTACAACACCGCGCCAATCAGGGGAAATTGTGCATTCAGTATTGCTATCAACATGAGTAACCACATGAGTCATGCCTTTTAAAATAATTCTATCGCCTGCCTTTAATTGATCTCTAAACTTTGTATTTGTTCCAGTCATCAAGTTTGTATTCTGGTCAATTGCGATTGTTCCAGAAATTTGTTTTGTACCAGTACGTTGCACTACATTAATATTTGTTCCGTCGTATTCCCAAAATAATCCATTTTGGTCGTCGAAAATTCCAGATCTAACAGTTGCTCCATGCCATGAAACAACCGACATTTGAGCATCAAATCCTAATTTAGCTGTTGTTGATCCTAATCTTCTTTGTGATCTTACTGTAAAGGTTCTTTCGTCTATAACCGATACAACAGTGTAATCAAAGACTGGAGGAACTGCAGTTTGTGGACCACTATTGAATCCTGGTGTTTCTATACCTAACAGTCTTATCACGCCACCTTCTTGCACGCCGTGATCGTTGTCATCTGTTACTACAGTTATTAAACTATTAACTTCAATACCATTAGCAGTTACACTTCTTAAATCATAACTTGGCGCAAATAAAGCACCAGTTGTGTACATAATACCTTTACCAGATTGGTATCTAATATATTTTTTACTTTGTCTAATAGCTTGCGCCCCATGTTGCGGACCACCAGTTCCTAATTGTACACCGCCGTCATATGGTCTATGAATAAAAAATGAATCAGGTCGAGGATAAATGTCGCCATTAATAGGATCTTGTGCTTCTATTGTGATTATTACTTCTGTTACTTGATAGCTTATAATTGTAGGTGGTAAATTATTTTGCAACGAGCCTCGTTCGTACCTCTTTGTTCCATCTGGCAAAGTGTAAGAATCTGGATTTGTTAGTCTAACATTATTATATTCAATAGGATTGTCATAACTGTTTACTTGATAGATGATTTCTTCATTCCAGAATATAGTAATATACGTAACAGGAGTATCATCTATAAATCCATTTGATTCTAACCATTCCCACTCACCTGCATTATATTGTGTTGTAGGGGTCTCAATAGTTTGTATATCTGTGTCAATAAAACCTACTGAACGTGCTTGATATCTTAATAGATTTGTTTCAGGAACGTCTGAAACAAAAAAAGCTCCCGATGCTAATAGATGATTATTTACACCATCATCTGAATTTATAGTCACAATAAATGTGTCTCCGGGTACAAGCCCGTGTGCATTTTGGAAGTTAATTTCAAGAGATGCTAACGCTGTAAAATCTATTTCAGTACCTTGCGTAAGATCGCCTGTAGATAATTCAGTTACTCTTACAGTTGATATAAAATTAATTAAAAAACTTGTAGTTGTAGATTCGTATATAAGTTCAAATCTATTTGTTGAATCATCTAAAATTTGCCCATCATAGTCTTCTAAAATTCTTATAATTAAATCATTTGCCGGCGAACTTCCGCCTAATAAATTTCCTGTAATAATTAATCTGTCACCAATCCTATAACCTATTCCTCCATTAATAACATTAACACTGTAAGTTGGGCCTGATCTAAGAACAGAAAAAATAGCATTACTTCCAGATGGATTATCAATAGTTGGGCTAACATTTGTAAATGATCCTATACCTCCTGCTGCTATTCCTTGCGAAACAGATACAGTTGCTAAACTGTAATCGGTATTAACACTTACAACTTGTAATGTTAAATCATTTGTAGGACTTGTTCCAAGTAAATCTGACCCAGAAACAATTATTTCTTGTCCAACTGCAAAATTGTTACCGGGTTGATTTACTGTAGCATTTACATAACTTCCTGCTGATAGCTCTATGTTAAATGTTGCATTAAGGCCATCAAAATTTGTTCCAGCTAAATCAGCAGCTGAATCTATATTCACTGCAGTCCCTACGATACTAAAAGTTTCTATTGCTCCATTTACATCTACCGTGTTAACTGTTATTTCGCAATCATTAGCAGGTGCAGCGCCATCTAGCTCTGTTCCTAAGATAGTGATAGTATCAGCCGGCCCAAAATCTTGTGTATTGGTGAAATTTAAAGAATACGTAACGCCAGTTCTGGTAATATCATACGAATTTAAAATGCCAACACCGGTTGTTGTATACGATGGATTAAGGTAAGTTACTATTGCATCTGGAGCAGTGCCTGCTATACTCACATTTACAACAGAACCATTTAATCCTGTTTGACTTACAGTAAGTATTAAATCATTAGTATTATCGCCATTATTAAATGTTGATCCACTTATTAAAATCTTGTCGTTTAGTTCGTATCCAAATGAAACATCTGGCGAACTTACACTTACACTATAAATGTTATCTGCATAGCTTACATCAAAAATTGCTCCAGAACCTGAATTATTTTCTACAATTCCTACTACATTTTCAATTGTTGCATTACCGTCAAAAGCTGTTCCTGAAATTGAAATTGTATCTATGCTTCCATTACCAACGACAGTTTCTACATTGATTAACAAATCGTGAACATTTATTAATCCTCCTAATTGGTTTCCAGGCACAAAGAGTCTATTACCTGCGCCGTAATCTTGTCCTGTTGCGACAATTGTAACTGAATAATTTGCTCCAGTTGCTGTAATGTCAAATAAAGCATCAGCTCCTGACGAAATTTCATTCTGAGCGCTAATATTTTCATATAGAGTAGTATAACCAATTAAAGTTGATGTAAGAGGATTGGTCAAAAATAATCTATTACCTACTATACTTTCTACAAATGTTGCTGTACCATCTCCTCTGTCAATTGCTAAATCTTCTATTATTCCGGTAGCATCAATTACTTCAATAAAATCAGATCCTGCAGGCCAATCGCCATCTGCTTGTGCTGATATGTAAGTACCACCGCCTGCACTTGTTGCTTGAACTGATGTTACTTGTGTTCCAGTTGGAAAATCAGTAACTGTTACAGGATCAGTTGGAGATCCAATGTCTGGTGCTATTCCATCAAAAGGTATAAGATTGTTTCCTGCAAGTAGATCTAATTCCAAGGTTATTGTTGCATCAGCTCCTTGACTTAAAATGTCAAACGTTGCATTGCCAATACTTGATCCAGAATAAAACCCTGCCTTCCTTAATTGAGTATAACTTGTTGCTATTACCTGCCCATTTACAGTACCTACTTTTGCCTTAGCATAATATGTAAAACTAGACGAGCTAGGTGTAGTAACAACAGTAAACGATCCTTCTGCTCTTGCAGCTCCTGCAACTGAATCTTCTAATGCTTTAATTGTAAAAGGATCTCCTGGATACAATTGATGCGGACCTACTGTAGTTACAGTTATTAATGATTGGCCAATACCAAAAGTGCCTGCACTTGCATCCGTAGTTATGTTTTGAACAGGAGTGTCTGTACCTGGTATTTCATATATGGAAGGATATCCTCTTAATGTTCCTATTGCTGCCCATTTCGTAGGTTGCAATCCGTATTCAAAATCAGCATCTAACATTGATAGAGGATTTGCTACTCTGTTTCTTTCAATAGCATCTGTGCCAAAATTATACGGTCTAGTGGTTAAAATACTTTTACCATTTTCAACTTGTTCTACAAATAGTTGTAAATCATCGTCAGCAGTATGAGACTCTGTATTATAATTTAAAGTTAAAGTTAAAACAAAATCTGTTGTTTGATTAAAAGCTGGAAAATCACTATCATAATTTTTACTTTTTCTTAGTGTTCCGCCTGCAACAGACGTTCCGAAGTTGTAAATAATTTCATTTTTACTAACATTAGTTATAAGTAAAATTTCTTCTAGATTATACATTCCAGTAAATTTTACTGTTCCGACATCGTTATATTCTTTTGTTGGAGCAGATGCTAGTCCATTTTCAATAATTGCTACTGTTGTATTAGTAAGAGTAGTAATTCGTGTAAATGCATCATTTTCGCTTGTATAACTTAAATCAATGCTTTGCGGCACCGTGCCTAATCTTGGAAATTCAATATTTAAAAGTATAAAATCATTTAATAACTCACCTATAAAAGCATGAGTGTCAATTTCCGGTAACCGAGTACCATCAACTTGAGCTACATCTTCGTCCCAATAATATTTCACTGTTTCTAAAGTCTGCTCATTGCCTCCGTATCTTAAATCATAAAGGTAAGCATCTAATACATAATTTGCGTCTCGAGTACACTTTTCTGCATTGTATGTATAATTACTTGGCCATGTGATAGCGGTTACTATATCTTCTTGATTATCAATTATTTCAAGGTAGACATCCTGTAATTCAGCTACTGCCCATAATGTTACAACAGGAGGTGTACGACTAATATTTGATAATACTTGATTAGCTTCTGCAGAAGTTTCTGCACTTACAACATTTATTGTAATTTCTACTAAAGCATTTAGTACAGATGCTTCTGATGCAGTTGCAACATTTCCACTAACATTTTGTTCAGCTAAATTTCCGTCACTTGGAGTTACTCCAATTCCTTGTACTATATCTTGTATGATAGTTTGAAAATGTTGATATGCACTTACGGTTTGAATTCGATGAGTCGGATCAATTCCTGGAAAATTTTCGTTAGTATTATAAAAAAAGAATTTTGATTGATCATAAGTTGCAGCGTTTCCTCCATACAAAATATCATAAGCTAATGCTTCGGTGGCATATTTTATGTCTCTTGAACATTTATCTACATTATGGTCTGCATTAGGATACGTAAATGCAACATAGGCATTTATTTCTGCAACAATAAAATCTATGTTATTTAATAATTGATCCTTTGCTGCAGTACTATTTACTGGTGTAGTAACTCCAGGAGTAATAAAAATAGGTTGTGCAGCATCTCTTCCGTCATTTATAATCTCTATAAGTTGATCAAAAAAAGCATTGATATTATTAACAGCAAGATTACTACTGCTGGTTACATTTAAATTTAAAATAGCATTTCTTGCTCTGTTTATAGTTCTTATTACAGTATTTGATAAATCTAAACTATTTACTTCAGTATAACCTAAAAATCTTGCATTATAATTAGTATTTAATGCAGCGTCATTTGCAGCTCCTTCTATGATGTAATTTATATCTCTTTGGCATTTTTCAACATCCGCTATTTCTTGATTTATATAAGATAAAATTTCTGATAAAATAAAATCCTTATTAAGTAAAAATAGATTCCAGGCATTAGGTAATTTATTATCTAAATAACCTATACCTGGTTTAAAAACATAATTTTTTATAATAGTTTTTGCCATACTTAGATTCCAAATGTTATTGCAAGAGATAATGCTGTGCTATCAACATATAATTTATTAGGTAAACTGTAAATATTACTGCCTGTAGTTTGAACTGTTCCTTGAGTAAAATTTCCAGTACTTGGCGTATTTGTTCCTATTGGTGTGTCATTAATCGTCGAATTATCAATACTAGAATTATCTATCGAAGTATTAATTAAAGGTACAGTTGATCCTGTAGAATTCATTACACCAATTGTTCCGTCTTCGTTTTCTAAAGTTAAATTATTTGCTACAAAGATTGTTAGATCTGTTGAACTATCTATCACCACCGGTATAGAATTGTCAAATATAAGATTGCCACCAATTGAAAGATTTTTTTCAACTCCAACGCCTCCGCTTATTAATGCAGCTCCTGTAGTTTTAGACGTAGAATTATCAGTATTGGTTACGGATAAAGAACTAAACAAGCCAATTGGATCTACTACATTAATAATACCATAAAATGTTCTATTGCTATTAGTGTAATATAATACATCAGTGTCAACATTAGTTGGTATTGTTATTGATAAAGTTCCTTCTAGTTTTCCTTGCGCTCCTGATCCAGATGCACCAGTATCATGAGTTAAACCTTGAATGTACTCTGTAAATTGATCTTCTTGTAGTATGTAAAATCCTGTAGTTGTTAATTCTAAGCTTATAAGATATGTTCTTCCTTTTGCTAGTGTAATCGGTGGGTTAGTTTCTACACTATCATTGATTATATAATTTGAATTTTCGTCGTCAGTAATTGAAAAATCAATTAATACTTTAGTTGTATCAATATTTAAAATAATTGAATTTGCACTGATATTTCCATTCTGATCTACAGAAAAATTAGGACTGTTAAATCCATAATCAGAAAAAAACGCTGATTTTAATGCTTTCCGCATAATACCTCCAATGTAAATATTTAGCTAAATTAAGCGGTAATAGGATTTTGTGATTGAAAATATTGTGCAGTAAAAATAAATTTTGCAGAGTAAATTTGAGGTGCTTTTGGTTCTATGCTTACGTCAACATACGACTGATTAACAACTGCTGTGACATCTACCAATTCTCTATTAAGAAATGATCTTGCATACACATGAATATTTGCAGTATTTGTGCTTGCTATAATTAAACATTTTAAAATTTCTCTATTCTCGGTGTTATAATCTATACTTATTGTATATTCAGCAGCTGAAATTTCTCCTATATACCATCTATCAAATGTGTTTTTTGTTCCTACTTGCTTCCATGGTCCTCTATGAGAAAATCCAGCATTATTTTTTATAAGAATTGAATTATTAGCACCAAGTTCAAAAAATTTTTTAACAGGATCCATGTCTTACCTCTTTATATGTTATTTATGTATTAGGACATGTGATTAAATAATTAAATTCTGGCATGTATAGATATTCTAATTCGCTTTGTTTTAAAGTCCATATAGCATCTTCAAGTGTTTCAACAAGAGGCTGGCCCCCTAAATTAAAGCTGGTATTAAAAAGAATAGGAGTTCCTGTTTTTTCTTTAAAAAGTTCTATAAGTTCATAAAAATGTAAATTTTGTTCTTTTGTAACTGTTTGAATCCTACATGTTCCATCTACATGAATAATTGATGGAATTTTTTCTGCAACACCGGGTTTACAATTTACTGCATACATCATGCTTGGAGAGTCTGCCATTCCTCGTAAATCAAACCAATCATGTACATCTTCTTGTAAAATAGTTCCTGCAAAGGGTCTAAAATATTCTCTATGTTTAACTCTATTAACAAAATCTTTCCCGTCTTTGTGACGTGGATCAAACAATAAACTCCTGTTACCTAATGCTCTTGGCCCATTTTCAGATTTTCCTTGAAAAATAGCAACAATATTTTTATCTAAAATAATATCAATTACTTGTTTCTTAGATATTTCTGTTACATCTACTTCTAACTTTTCTACTATATTAGTTATTTTTTCGTTTGTGTAAAAATGATCTAAGCCTAAATATAAGTTTGTTTGCTTTTTATATCTGCTAGGATTATTTGACATAATGTTATTAGCCCACAAAGCTGCTCCTATTGCTGTTCCAGCATCACTAGAAATAGGTTCGACATACAGGTTTATATCTAGGTCTTTTATTTCATTTAGATAATAATAATTAGCAACACAATTGAGTCCATACCCTCCTGACAAAACTACATTTTTATTTCCGCTCATTTTAACTGCTTTTTTAATTAATTTTAGGACCTGTTCTTGCGTTTCAATTTGACAATGATAAGCTAAATCTCTTCTATTGTTTAATTTAGATAGTTCTTTATCTGTACTAAATGACAATTCTGAATTAAGTTTGTCATTTATATCTGCACCATTAGGATATGTAGGAATTATGATATTTCTATTAGACAATGGAATGTCTAAACTATCGTCAAATAATGGAGGAATATTAGGATTCTTTTTACCATATGGAAATAACCCCATAGTTTTTCCGGCTTCTATTGCATCAAAACCGCAATATTGAGTAACAGCTTCGTATACTTTTACAATACCACCTCTATCTGTTACATAGACAGGATATTTATTATTTTTATCACTTTCATCAAGTATACAGTCTGCTCTATGAGGTCCCCTAGAACCTATGTGCTTATAAATACACTTTATTGTATTTGGGTACTCGCAGCAAAACATCGATTCAGTTTCCCAACCACCGTACTCTACTCCGTCTGCTTGAAAATGAGATATTGTTCCAGCACCGTCAACAATCAACGCAACAGCGTCATTAAATCCAGATCTGTAAAAAGCACAAGCAGCATGTAAATTATGATGATACTGACTTGAATCTAAAACTTGCGGATGATTTGGTAGCAAGCTAGTATCTCTACTTATCAATCCAAGTTTCCTTGCTAGCCCTGTATAAATGTCATCGCCTGTAAAATCAACCTTAGGTGTATCAGGTGAATACAATGAATGTGTATGAGCAATGACTAAATAATCTAATCTGTCAGTATAGTCTAATATTTTAACTAAAGAAGCTAGAGGTCCACCGTCGTATTTGTGTCGAGTTAGTCTTTCTTCTTCAATTGCAAAAACAATT